GCACCAACGTACTGCCAGTCAGTGCCGTCCCATACTTTAACTCTTTTATAAGTAGTCATTTATCTCCTAAACGTATTGTAGCCAGACGTCGCCATTGGCACCGTCTCCAGAAGCAGGGGCTGAGGTGGACGCAGTGATACGGCGGTATCCACTGGAGGTACTCGTTGGGGAAGGGTCCGACGACAGGATTACGCCGCTTGGGTCAAACGGGTCTACGTTGGTAGACGAGTCAATCCAAATAGTTCCCGCAATTACCCCAGAAGGCTCAGTGTCTTGGTAGTAAACAGTAGGGCGAGCGTCAACATACTCTTGAATGTCAGTGCTACCAGTTACAATTACCGAACTAGGTGCAATGTTGGTTAGGGTGTTAGTTGCACCACTAATGGTTTTGTTGGTTAGCGTCTCAGTTCCTGCTACTGTGGCAACAGTGTTAGAGCCAATCTTAATAGCACCGTCTTTATCAATCTTTGCAACAGTAGTATTTGAAGCGTTCTTAACTTGAAGAAGGTCGGCAGTCTGGCTAGAAATAGCTTGCAAGATTAGCCCTACAGTGCTAGTAGAACTTGGGGTGATAGTGCTTCCACCAGAAGACTGGACGCGATTATTGTAAGCGGCGTACACACCAGCTTCAATGTTTTCGATGCGTGCTTTTAAGGTTGCCCACGAGGTATCGGTAGCAAAAGTTCCGCCAGACCAACCAGCAGGCTTAGCGGTAATGTACGTACCAATGACTGTCTGCATCTCGGTGACTTCGTCATAAACTTGGTTTACATCCGCGGCTAGAATAACGTCCAGCAAGTCACGACGTCTATTAAACGTCTTAATTGCTGCGGGGTATACTGCAGGCATAAGCTTCTCCTAAATACTATGTCTATTTTCGCTGGTTTGCCCTCCAGTTACTGCCTGAACCTACTTAACCTTACTTACAGTCATGAGAACCGAAGGAATAGCTGGTCTTGAGGGGCCAGTAGAGGCGACTTCTGAATGCAGAGACACTCCCGTCCCGTTTACAGACCATGCTATCTGCCAATAATCGGACGCTCCACCGCCTTCTAAGAAAAAATTCCATGAGGCAATTACCCAAGGTGCTTTATCGCCTGTAGTTATTCGACTGTTTGTGTTAGGAACATTCTGGCCATTCTTCATTAACCAAATGTCAATGTACCTATCCTGACTTACAGAGTTAGAAAATTGCGCAGAAAATTGCATGTTAAAAACTCCTGTACCAACTAGCGACAGCTTGTTAGTGTCAGAAACGGTTACATTTGAGCACTGCATTTCTACTTGGTCAAAAGGTAAAAAATAGCGAGTGTTTGCCGAAGCGGTTGTCCCTGCCATTGAGTAGAAAGACCCGTAACACCGATTTCGTACTATGTTCAAAATGGTCTCTGTTACGTCAACGTCTTTAGTTCCGTCTGGTCTAGAAACTACCTCAAGTAAATCAGTTATTTGAGGAACCACAGCAGTGGAAGAGACGCGGGATGCGTAAAGTTTATACTTTCCAGAAATTTCTTTACCAAAAGTTCCGACCCAAATTGGAAACGACGGGTCTCCATTTTCAAACATTACCCAGACACCCTGCTTAACAGCAGGGGGCTCTAAAGAAACCCCCGAAGGGTCTAGCGGCCACGCCCATTGAGTAGGGGAGTCGCCTAGAATTGCCGGAACAATTACTCTAAGCCTACGCTGATTAAGGGGGTCCTTATTACTAAAAACTGTTCCCCTATAAATACCCGGGTATTTCTTCAGGTCAGCCATGGACTAGCTCACTCTAGTAATAGTAATCTCGTACTGTCCGATAGTAATTCCATCACCTGCAATAACTAACAACTCAACAGGGGTAGTTCCTACAGGAGTAGACACTGCAAAAGGAGTGCCTGAGGTTCTAACCGTGGTGCCTTCCTTTAGCACTGCTTGAGAGTTGGATGTTGTCGCAGTTAGGTTTACAGAGGTAGTACCGTTTGGAACTACCAACGAGTATGAGTAGAAGCTTGAGCTGAAAGTTGGGCTTAAAGTACCTGCACTGCTGGACAACGCTGACAAGCTAGCGTTAGAAGAGTACGGACCTACAGCAATATCGTCAGTCAAGAATACAAAGATTTCATCGGGCTCACCGATAAGGATTCCGCGAGAAGCAGTATCCGCGGAACGGAACAGCCCAGTTACCTTAGCGTTTAAGATTCCCGGAATTTGTCGAAGCAATGCCTCAATTTCCTCAGGGTGAATAATCTGATTGAATGAAGCGTTTGCGTAAGAGAACTTCTCTACAATTGCCTTTGTAATAGCTGTTTCAATAGACTGCTCAGTGTACTGTGCTTGTCTAGTGTAGAAAACGTCTACTGATACTGGGATGTAAGTAGGAGGAGAGACAGTTACAGTGACACCAAGCTGAGTTTTATCAACCAGCGCTTGTTCTATGTTTTCCTGTAGAGTAGTCCACTCTGGCAGAAGAACGCCGCCGTCATCTGGGTTTGCGCTATACCCCGGGAACTGGTCCAAAGAGTCTGCGTTTCTTTGAGGAGCAACGTAGATAGTGACAGAGCTCCAAATGTCAGCAACTGCCTTAGACTTTCCAGCCCCGCCAACTTGCAGCGCTAGGGCCGCGTAGTCTGGAAGCGATACGGCCCTATTTAAAGCAGTAAGCGCCTTTGGTGCGTTTGCTTTAATACTTGCAATGTCTTCAGGGCTTGAACCACCAACGCCTACAGTGGTATTAGTTACCTCTAAAGTTTGAGAAAGCGTAGCTACTTCAAGTTCGGTAAGTCCAGCTACATACGTAATCTCGTTAACCAAGTTAGTAGAGATGTTTCCACCTGCCCCACCACCAACTAGGTACTTAACCTTAATAACAGAGTTAAGAGTTGGAATAACTCCAGATACACCATCACCAAAAACTACATAGACGTAGTTGTTTGCGTCAGTGACTACAGAGAAGACGGAATCATTAGGGCCGAAGTCTACAATGTGGGTGACTTCTTGCCACTTCTCAAACACTTCGCCATTTTGAACCCAAACTTCTACCGAGTCTTCAACAACTTGGTTCTCGAACAACTGGTAGGTCTGCTCTGGCAAACCGTTTGACACTCCCAAAAGTTCGCCATCAATGTCAGACAAACTTGCCGCGGCGTTTTCAGCACGGTCAGCGACTTGCTCGTACTGGTACGCGGTTACAGTCTCGACACCATTTACTCCAGATGCGGCTGCAGGAACAGTGACCTCTTCTGCAATTGAGTAAATTAGCTCAAAGTTTACGTCATCAACCGCTACTTTAGCCAAGAACTGAGTACCAGCAGGAAGAACAACGTCCGATGTGTCAGAGTTAGTTAGCTGAAGAGTTAAGGAAGCTGCTCGGTAGCCCGCAGGGAAGTAGCCATAAGACTTAGCGATGTTTAGAACGCTTTGACGTTGGGTTGCAGTAGGAAGATAAGACTCATTGGCCACACGGTCAATGTAGTAGTTAAGTACGTCGCCCATGTAAGCGAACGCTTCTACTAATGCCACACCAAAGTCTGCAGGGTTCTCTCCAGACCATGCTGGTAGACGGGTCTTAATACGGCTGACTAGGTCTTGACGTAGCGAGAAGTAGTCTCTGGAGGTGTAGTCAATTGCTACTGGGGGTTCGTTTACTGGGGTTGCCATGGGAATTCCTCACTGATTGGCTGGTCACCGTTAATAGTTGCTACACCCATTTGTAGGGAAGCAGAGTTTGAGTTAGGGGGAGAGTAAGTTACCTCAGCAGTGATAAGACGGGTCTGCTCATCAATGGTGACGACGACATCCTCTAATGCACACATTGGTAGGTAGTTTAAAAAAGCACTTCTAATTTCTGAGTTCAACAAAGCCTCGGTCTCCTCTTCAGTTTCAAACACCGAAGTAGCCGCCCTGCAACCAAACTCTGGTCGGTACACTCTTTCCCCCAGAGCAGTACCGATAACCCCTCGTACACGGTCTGCCCAAATCTTTGACTCATCTACAGTTGCAGCGATAGTGCCGTACTCGTCAATCCTAAAAGGAAGAGACATGCACAATTCGCGCATTGAACTTATTGCCATTATCTTCCGCTCCAAATACTTCCCATTTGAACAAAGCCTTGTTGAGACTCCACTCTGATAGGCGTTCTAGAAGTTAACTTAACAGTGGACGGCGTTACTGTACTTGTTTTTAAAGTATTTAACGCTGCTGCAGTCAAGTTTACCGTTCCATGAGCACTGCCGTCTGGCCTTCTTAAAGAAGTACTTACTGTTTTACCTAGACCGTCAGAAAGAACATGACAGTCAATTGTGTACTCGCCTGTAAACTTAAAGCGGTGGGTTACGCTACCAGTTATCCAGTACCCATCAGTCTCTATGCCAGTGCCTTCAATTAAGACAGTTGAGTAAGGGTGAATTCGAGGGTCTCCCTGACCTACCACGTGGGCAACAGTAGAGAACTGCACGTTTCTTGCTTCCTCGTATGCAGCATGTCGTGCAGAAGTTGAGCTGTGTACTACTTCGTCAGAGTAAGTGTTGAAAAATGCTGGCGTCTCTTTACTTCTTAACGGCTTCTTGTGTCCGTTAGGGGAAGACTTGGAGCTCAACACCTGTCCAGTAACAGGGTTCATGCCTGATACAACACGAGACGTTCTTGTAGGCAAAATATCGTGGTCTAAATAGTCACTGTTTAATACGGTAAAAGAGTCGAGTGTTCTGTCAAGCACATGGCGGTCGCTGGCTGCTCCCGGCAACTCTCCTCGAAGTATTGCTGAGTTCGATATAAAAGAGTTTATTAGATTATCTGTAGTGGTAAAAAACATAGCGGCATTGTGCACTACACAGACGTAACCAATTCTGCTGGCCTGTTGCTGCAGCCATTCCCAGTAACTTTGCCCAGCAACAGCTAAAGTCTCAAATTTTCTAGACGTAGGTGTGCCAACAAACCTAAGCCCAAACTCCTTAGCAATCTGAGCCGCAGCTTCGGTAACAGTCACATTTCTAAACGTGCGCTGACTTCTGGCCTTTAATAAGTAGCTGGTGCCAAGGCAAATAACCTTAAATTCACGTTCACGTTGGCTAGCCGATTGCTTTACGACCGTGCTGACGTACCCTAACCACGTGTTCTTTTCACCGTTTTGATTCCATGAAAAGACCACTGGTGTACCCGTTTTTAGTACCTCAAACCACAGCGAGCTGGAGCGCTTAAACTCTAGCGTCAAAATATCGTGGCAACCTTTTTCTTGCTTAAGCTCGACAGAGCTAGGCAAAGCGTTAAGTGAAGGTGCCGTAGGAAACGTCACTTTATAAGAAGTACTTCTACGGTATTTGTAACTACTCACTAGCTGGAATCCTAATAACGGTTCCAGCTGCAATTCCTGCTGGATTAAGTATTTCTGGGTTGTAGTCCATGATTCTCCACCACAAGTTAGC